CCTGGTCCTCGGCCTGCTCCACAAAAACAAACGGAAGTTGGAGATATCATTGGCTTTTCTCCACAAAATTACGATGCAACTGCAAGTGGTAAAGTTTTCAAAGCTGAAGTGCTAGAGATAGGCGGAAGGCTTGGCAAAAGTGGACTTTTACTCAAACTTTTAAATCCCGAAGACATTGCTGCCAACGGCGGAAAAGACACCATGAAGATTTCTTATCATTTTGCAAATATTAAAAATCCATATGTTGAAAAAGCACCATCGGCCCAGAATCCAGCAGGCTCTGCTACTTCGCCCGAAACTATTAAGAACGATGCTGTTGATTCTAAAGGCCGCACACAAGATCAATGGGAAAAGGCAGTTATGGCCAAGTACCCCGATGCTCAAATTCAGAAAACTATGGGAATTAACAGTCCTATGCTAGCAATTTTGCCCGATGGTAAAAGATTATCGTGGAAAAAGGCATCGCCTACCGCTACCCTAGACGAAGCTGGCGAATGGAAAGCAGAAGCTGACGACTTCAAAGAATGGTCAAACCATGTCAAAAACGAGTTGCTGGATGTTGCGCCAAGTCAACGCTTTGCTATGGCAAAACGATTAAGTCAAATTGAGATGAAACATTTTGGCGCTGGCCAGGCAGCAACATCATTTAATAATCAAACTGGCGCATCCACTGGCAACAGCAGCGGCATGACAACCACGGTACAACACATCTTGGATGCAATCAACGATGGTAAACTTACAGCAGCAACTTCGTCTGCTGCCACCGCTGCTATAGCCAGCGCCGGAACCACACAACAAACACCCTTTGGATCAGTTAATAGACCAGCAGGCCAGCCTGATCCGTATCAAGCATCACCAGCTTTGGCCAGCGGTGACCGCCCAGCTGCTGTTGCTGCACAGAATCGACCAAGGCCACAACAAGGTGGCGGTAGCATCCGGATATTAAGAACTGAACAAGACTGGGAAGAGGCTCTAAATGATCCTGATAGAAATCGAGACCTAGGTGCTGATGGCCCAACGACTGCTGCTGGTTTCGGGGCAGCAATGGCAAAATTGCCAAGTTGGAAAGTAATGCTGTCAACTATTCTGTTAGGGCTAAAACTTCCTATTGTTGGTGACAAGATAAGAAATATACTAACATCCAAGATGAAGGATGAGTTTGGAGTTTCTATGTCTCCTAAAGAAGTAATAGAATACATGGGGCATGTTAGAAATACTGCACCCGACCAAATTGTACCACCAGCTGTTTGGAAGTTTGAAAAGGACGGCGGCGATTATGAAACTGCGCTTGAACAATTGCCGGATGACGCAGTATCTGTTCGTCCAGCAGAAGTCATGTCTTCTATCGCAAACGATTTGATTTCAGCAGGTGTTGCCCAAGAAATCAAGCCAGAAGATGAAACTTCAAGTGGCGCAGGTGCGTTTGGTAATATGGCTTCGCAATTGACAAAAAAGGATGAACCAGTGGCAGAATCTACAGAACTCAACACCATGCTGAAGTATGCTGGTATCCCAGTGGCCGAAAGCCGTGTGCTGGATGAAGCCGGTGAAACAATTGATCACATACTGAACCGTTTCAAACACGAAGTTGCACAATTTGAGCAAGGTAATGATCTTGATGACAATCTCTACGATGCATTGTATGACTACTATTCGGACAAGGGAGAGATTCCATATGGCATTGCCAAAGCTCGCACAGGTGATCCATACGAATGGATAACTGATAGATTGGATCAAGAACTTGGAACCGGCAATCATGCCATGCGTGATCTACCCGAAGCTGACCCAATCTCCACATTTGAAGTCATGAGCGGATTTGATACTCCAGTAGCCGAAGGTTCATGCAACATGACGTCAGAAGGTGCCTACTGTCCCGACCACGGCCTGGCCGAATGCGCCATGGAAGAAGAAAAAGATATAACCACGCCTGGCGAAAAAATATTAGGAGCAACTACTGGTGCTGCCATTGGTGCTCTTGCAGGCAATTACATTGGCGACCGAAGTAGCATCGGCACGCTCGGTGGCCTTGCACTTGGGGGGATAGCTGGTAATAAGATTGCTACAACCGCCGGAAATAAAAATGTTGGTAATAAGATTAATCAAGATTCAAATTGGGGAGTAGGTGAACAACAAACAGCAGAAGGTTGGAAAGGTGAATTAGCTGGCGGAACAGCCGGTGGTATAGCCGGCACCTTAGCAGGTACTGCGATGGGCGGCCCAGTAGGCGGGCTTATTGGCGGCGCAGCAGGAGGCACTGGTGGTGCCATGACTGGCCGCAAACTAACCAAAGAAACTGGCAGCTACTACGAGTCTCGCGATGGTGATGCTCTTCTGGCAAGAATAAAATCCTTGGCACTGATCAAATAACATAAATAAAACAAAGAAGTGTGTGTAGTGGCACACACTTCCGTAAACAACTAGATAGGCAAAATTCTCTACCGTTAGTGGTAGGAAACACAGACAGGCTGTGTTAAAATAACCTTGTAGGCAACATTTAAGTAAATCTTAAATTTTTTAAAATCATATTAACGCACAAGAAAGGCAACACAATATGGCATCACTAGCAGACATCCGCGCACGTTTGGCAGCAGCCGAAAACAAAGGTTCTAACAACTCCCAAGGCGGAGGAGACCGATCAATTTACCCACACTGGAACATGGAAGAAGGACAAAGTGCCTCGCTTCGATTTCTGGCTGATGGCAACTCCAAAAACACATTCTTCTGGATCGAACGTCAAATGATCCGACTGCCATTCAACGGCGTCAAAGGCGAAATGGACTCCAAACAGGTCATGGTGCAGGTACCCTGCGTGGAAATGTGGAACGATGCTTGTCCAATCTTGGCCGAAGTTCGTGGCTGGTTCAAGGACAAGAGCCTGGAAGACATGGGTCGCAAGTACTGGAAGAAACGCAGTTACATTTTTCAAGGCTTTGTGCGCGAAAACCCCATTGCCGACGACAAGACTCCGGACAATCCAATCCGCAAGTTCATCATTGGCCCACAGTTGTTTACTCTGATCAAGGCAGCCTTGATGGATCCAGAACTGGAAGAATTGCCAACTGATACTCTGCGTGGTCTGGACTTCCGCATTGCCAAGACCTCCAAGGGTGGCTATGCTGACTACAACACATCAAAGTGGGCTCGCAAGGAATCAGCCTTGACCGAAACTGAACAGGCTGCTGTGGAAGCACATGGTTTGTTTGACTTGAGCACATTCTTGCCAAAGCGTCCTGGCGACGTGGAACTGCGTGTGATCAAGGAAATGTTCGAAGCAAGTGTGGATGGACAGCCGTATGATACCGAACGCTGGGGTCAGTACTTCCGTCCAGCAGGTGTCAACGCACCTGCTGGTGGTTCACTCACAGTAGATGGACACGGAGATGCAAATGACACACCAGCCAAGCCAGCGGCACGTTCGGCACCGCCTGCAGACTTTGACGATGATGTTGCGGCAGCAGAAAAATCTTTTGCTGTTGAACCTGTTGCTGTTCCAAAATCAGCAGCTGGTGGCAATGCCCAAGACATCTTGGCCATGATCCGTGCTCGTCAAACCAAGCAGTAATTAAAAACAACAAGGCCTTCGGGCCCTGTTCTAATTTATGAGCTATTTGTTGGTGTTTAACAACTCTGGTGATGTTATTCCTTTTGATCCAGTCAATCAAGAAGTGTTGGATTTTTACATTGATCAATTGACTTGTCAAGGGTTAAATAAATTTTTTCCAGTAGGTCAAAATTTGGGCAAGGCTATATCAAAAGAAATCGATGCAATCAGATTGTCTATTCAACAAATAAATGAATGGTTGTTCGATTTAACAGATACTGAATTTAAGGTGTGTGATCCCGAAGGATATCTCGATCAACAGTTGTTGAATCATATTCACGCCCAATGGGTGCAAAGTCAATCAATACCGTATGATATACAGAAAAAAAGAAAACAATTTAACTATACTGGAATTGCAGAACAAATACATGATATATTTCCGGATGACATTCAAAATCCGCCGTTGGGTGTTGTGATAGAAAAAATTGGGAAGAAAAATATTTTTGATTCGTTAAATAGTGCTCACGTACACATGATAGAATCACTATTCCATAACATAAAATATCAAGTAAGTAGTA